GAATAATTTAGTGCAAGATGCAATAAAGCAGGAAATTGAACGTAAGTTTGCCGGTGATCCGGTTGTGAGTTTTTTTGTTAGAGCAGGCTGTGCGCAGTTTAGTGCTGGTCAGCGATGATGTTTATCTCACCACCCATTCTATGCCGTCTGGTCATTATCTAACAGCTATTTTAAATTCACTGGTTAATAGATTTTATAGTGCTATTTGGTATTCCATGTGTTGTGAAACACAAGGTAAAATTCCTAAATTATCTATTTTTAATGCAAATATTTTAGACTTTGTATATGGAGATGATAAAGTTGTGGGAATTAAAAACCTTGATGGTAGCGTATTTAACGCAGTTTCGATGCGTGAATTTTTTGATTTTATGGGTATGGGTTTTACAGATAGTTGCAAAATGCCAATAGTGACACCCTTTCAGTCATTAGATGATATTACGTTTTTGAAAAGATCTTTCCGATACCATTTTAAATTGAAACGTATAGTCTGTCCATTGGAGCTGAGAACGTTGCAAAATTCCCTTAGTTTTTATGATGAAACAAAGGATTATGAGGTGGTTTTGCAAAGTAAAATAGATAATTATATGCGAGAAATTTATTTGCATCCTAATTACGAGTATTTGTTGAATGATTTTTTGGAAAGGTTGCGTGGCTATGGAATAGAGCAAAAACCTTTCACTGAAGATTATTTGTCAGACGTTTATAATCGAGCGTTTGTCGAAGGGCTTGACCCCTCCCTTTTTTATTGGGGTCAGGTGATGTATTAAATAAGACTTATAACCGGCATCCGCATGCTGGGGTACTGAATACATCATTTTAGTTTGCGGAAATAGTAAGAATTAAAGCGTTGATGGAGCTTTGATCTTCCTTTAATAAATAATTCATCACAAATTTTGAAAATGATATTAATAATTTAATGAATAAATCTGAGGATACTTGTGTTGACGTATCAGCGCAGAATTTTTGGTCTGCTGTGCGTACCAAGAACGCCATAGAACCGGAGATTGCATATGAAAAGTTTCCGGCTTTATCATGTGTTCCAC